AATTGCGTATCCGTGTGCAGAACTTTTACTATGGTCAATAAATCCTCTTCTTAACTGATTTGGAAAACCTGCCTCATTTATACGATTAGTATATCGTGTTGTGATTTTTGATAATTGTGATAAATTACTCACTATTCACCCCTAATGATATGATTAATGATATCTTCTGCTCTACAATACTCACCACAAGTTCTTCCTTGTGATTGTGTATTATCTATTGATTCGTTCATTGGATATAAAAATGCTCCGTGTGTTGATGGGTTTGATACAAAGTCAAATGCTATTAATTCAAAGTCATCTCCTACTTTAGTTACTTGGTCACCATTTGCCTCTTGAACCATTTCAACACTACCTAATCCTCTTGAACTGATACCCAATTTAATTCCATTTGTAAATAATTCTTTCAATATATTACCACTTGGTGTTGTAAGTATTTCTACAGTACCTAATAAGTTGTCACCTTCAAAGTGCATTTCTGTAATGTTGTGAGATACATTTGCTAAATTAACAACTGAACTATCAGGGTGGTCTAATTCACCAAGTGCTCTATTTTGTTTTACAAAATTTTGGTCATACTTTTTAGATTCACGAACTAATACATCTCTTGGATATACTCTTCCGTTTTGGTTTTTTGCTTCTGCTCTTTGTAATACACCTTTAACAACTAACTTTCCGTTGTTTTCTTTCATCGCCTCATTAATTTGTTGTGGCGTGATACTAAATGGTATATAATCTACTATTACTTGTTTCATTATTTTAAGTTTCCAATCTTATTTGCCATCTTGACTAATCTTTCTGAAATTTTAGTTAGGGCTTTGTGTGTATTTTTCCAATAGTCTTCTGACTTCATATTTAATTCTGTTTTTAATTTAAGATTCATCTTTACGGTTTTGTCTAATTCGTTTAATGCGTATCTAATTTCTCTCATTGAACGACCAACCTTTTGTTTTGGTGTCATTGATTCGTCGTTTCTCCAATCGTGATAACGACCTTCACCTAACATTTTTTTTGATTTCAATTTTAATACAACTGCCATCATTGCTTTTTCAGCTGCTAAAATAGTTTCATAGTCTTTATTATACTCTCTGTTTTTAAGTTCTTTATCACCAATACTCATTGCTTTTGTAAAACTTTGTCTAAGTTTTTTTAGATTATCTACTACTTTTTTAATTACATTGATTTCTTTATCAGTAACTTCGTTTACATTTTCAAATAAACTACCTGCGTGGTCAGCAATTGTCATAATTTTATTTATATCATCTTTTTTGAAATTACTCACGATTAATCCGTCTTTTGTATGGGAATCAACTTCTTCGTGATTTATCTTAATTCTTGGAACTCCCTTTTTTAATGCTTTCGTTACAAAAGAAACTCTATTTTTTGGAACAAGTATATCTAATGTTTTGAAATTACTTCTTTTTAAAGACTTTGGTGTATCTTTTTTATAATCAATTGCTTCATTAGTATTTTCTAATTGTGCGTCATCCATAAGGTTTACTAACTTTCTTAATTCACCGTGGATTCTGTCTAATAATTTTTTCTCTTTATCTTCTATTCCATAAAAGTCATTACTATCATAACTACGACCACCAATTCTACTCATTATGTCATATTGAAGAGTTGTTTTAAATTGTCCATTTGATAATCTCTTTTTTACCTGTGTTAAATCAATTCCTTTACTTATATTTCTATCTGCCTTTTTAATAGCTGGTGCTAAGAATTTCATATATAGTTTTTGAACTGCTTTTAATTTGTTGACATTTCTTTTGACTGGGTGTTTTCCTAATGGACCTTTTAGATTGTTGGCCTGCTTGATGACCAATGCCATAGCTGTGTTGAAGTCTTTATTAAAATTATCTGGACTAACATATTCTTTGATTACTTCTTCATTTACTTTTGTAAATCCAAATACATCTGGTTTGGGATGACCACCTTGAGAACCACTAGCGAATGCTTTTGGTGTATCATAGTGACCTGTTCCTGTTCCGTCAATACCAGCTGTTGCTGTTGTGGAAACTTCTGCAAGATTCTTTTTAATTAATTCTCGTATAATTTCTTTTAATCTAGCTATTCTTTTTGCTTTGGACATTCTTAATTTCCTTAATTAATTCATAATATCTCATTAAAGCAACCACGTGTTTATCTTTCACGACTTTTCCCTTAGTAGCACTATCTGTATAATCAATAGCTTCTGCTAATTTTATTTTTGTAATCTTATCATTGACACTTGGTAGTAATCTCGTTAGAGCTTTCTTAATTTTTACTACTTCATTGTCTATGAATTCTTTTAATGAATTCGTATTAGATACATTATTGATATATTCTTTCAATAAGTTCTTTTGATTTTCATTTAAAGATTTATATTTTTTATTAAACTTGTCAACTAATAAAGAATAACCCAATAATCTTAAATCTTTATCTTGGTTTTTATACTCTTTAACTACTCCAACTGATTTAGTTACTTTCTTACCTTTATAGATGATATGCTCAGTTATAGTAATAACTGAATCTGTTTTTTGAACTGGACCGAAATCTTCTTTACCTGTTTCAGTTCCGAAAACTTTATAAATTGAAGCCATAATTTTAAAATTAGGCAAACGAGTATTAAAAAACTCTTTGATATCATAATTTTCTTTTATGGTTCTAATTAGATTAAATTTTTCATTATTTAATCTACGATTAGATAATTTTCTACGACTTTTAATCACTGCTTCAACTAATGTTGCGGCATGAGAATCGTTTTTGTATTTTTTTTCAAGTAAAACTTGATAAAGTGCGTATTCTTTACCTAATTCGGTATTTTTATTGAAGAATTCCTTGAAAATCTTCACCGATTTTGGTTTATTTGAATCATTCATCACGTCAGCTGTTATTTGACGGGACAATAATTCATAAAGAATAGCGGTATTCTTTATCTTGTTATGTTTAACATTTAAAGACATTTGAGCTCCAACTTTTTTTTGTATTTTATCAATAATAAATATAAAACTATTAAGAAATGTGTATTTAATCTACACTATTTTCTTTCTTATATTCATCATATTCTTTTTCTATTTCATCTACCTTTTTGGTTTCATTAATTATGTCCTTTGACTTTTTACCCATAGTTTTCTTCAAGGCGTCGTAGTGTGCTAATGCAAGTGGTCGTCTATTCTTGGTTTGTTTCCCTAATGGGTCACGTCCTCTTGCTCCACTATCTTTGAATGGTTTATTCATTTCCTGTGGTCTACCACCTTGTTCATCTTCTGGTCGTTCATCTTCTGTTTCTTCACTTTCTGGAAATGGGTCAAAGATAGAACCTGCTATGGTATCAGGTGGTGTTTGAGCATCGTCTTGTCCGATACCTACTGCTGCCATATCACTTGGTGTTCCAATTGCGTCACCAGTTTCTTGTGGGTCATTACCTTCCATTTCAATCTGTGAGTGTCTGAACTTCTGTTTTTGGTCATCAATAATTTGTTTTTCAATATCAACCTTTTGTTCTGCTGAAAAATTGAAAACATTATCATATACCCAATCAGTTGGTAAAATCTTATCACTAATCATATCACGAGCTAAATTAACTTTCTGTCCTAGCAATTCAATCTTCTCTTGTTCATACATTGTTGAAGGACTTGCCAACTCTAATTCAAAGTTTACTAAGTCTGCGTCAGTATATCCTTGTGAATATAAGTGAACAACTGCGACTTTCGTTAGTTCTGATACGATAATTCTTTGTATTCTTTCTATGGTTCTTGCAAATCTTACATCTTCTGCTGCAAGTGTTGCTTTACCACCGACATTTTCATCAAACCCTAAGAATGCTTTCGGTACTCTTAGTGATGCTAATAATTTGTTTTTCAAATATTCAATGTCTTCTGTTGAATCATAATCAATACCACCTAACTCTGATATTTCAGTTCCACTATCTCCACCACGAACTGGCATAAAGAAGTCTTCTGTTAGGTTTTGCATATTATATTTTAAATTATACTCACCTGTTGTCTCATCAATGATTGGTGTCTTCTTCATCTTGTTGATGATTCTTTGCATATAGTTATCAACTTCTGCTGGTGGTATGTTTCCGATATCAATCTTGAATACTCGTTTAGAAGGTGCTCTCATAATTCTGTGAATTAACATAGCGTCTTCCATAAGTGTTAATTGTTTCCAAATCTTTCTCGTAGACTCAACCATAGATTTACCATAAGGTAAAAAGTTACTATCGTTTGCTAATCTGAAGTGTGCTATTTGGAAGTTTTCAAATTCTATCTTTCCTTTACCACTATTTCTTTGGCCAAAATAAGGATGAGCTCCTTCAATACTTTCCAAGTAGAACTTAGTGTAGTAAGGATTCTCTGGGTCTTCTCCCTCTGCTCTTACGACTTCATAAGGTGAAAGTGGAATAACATTTGTAATTCCGTATTTTTCACTAATATCTAAGTGTAAAAAGAAATCTCCATACTTAACCATATTACGAACCCAAGGCCATAGATTGAACTCAATGTTCATAATATCATAGAATAAATTGTTTAATATTTCTTTAATGTTTTCGTTATCTGTCTTAACATCAATGACTTGTCCATATTGACCTTTCATTGTTGACTCATCTGAATATATATCTAATGCACTTGAAATGATTGGGTCTGAATCCATTGATTCATAATCTTTAAATAGTGCTAATCTTGCCGCCATAATTTGATGAACGGTTGAATAACCTGTTCCTACTAAATCTAAGTTGGTATGCAACTTAGAATATCTATCGACAAGATGACTCTTGACTTGTTTTTGTACTTGGTCCGTATCAGCAATCTTTAATTTTTTACCACCTACGTTTCTTACGATTACATTTGTTGCGAATAATCGCTGTAATCTTCCAAATAATGTTTTATCTGCCATAATTCCTCACTTTATAAGAGCCACTCTAATGACTCTTTCTCTTTATTTTGTCCTGTTTCCCACTCCCAACTATCATTTCTGTTGACATCTTCGTTGGTGTATAAACCATCATTGTCCATCATTCTGGTCAATGTCTTTTTTGTTAACTCTACTCCTTGAGTTTGTAATCTTAATGCAGTATCACGAACCCAAAGTCCAATAGCAAAAGACATTACAAGGTCATCATTGTATCCTCGCATTGCTTCTGCTCTGTTATTTATATAGACGAAAGTCTGTAATTCATCAATCAAACGATTACTATGAACCACTACACTTTCCTCTCTAAAAAATTCTTCTAACTTACTAATAATTAGTGGTCTGGTCTTAGAAGTCGTTGTAAAACCCGCCACCATATTCTTTTCTTGTCTGTTGATTTTATTGTTCATTTGGTGTTGAACATCAACATATTTTAAATCTTTACTTGTGTAAAATAGATTAGGATAGTCCCTATCTATAATTTGTTGGATTGTCGCCCAACCAATATTATTGTTCTCTACTATAAGTATCGCATCATTATATTCTGTTGCTATACTTACCAACATATTTCCAAAATCTTTGGTATTTATTCTACCTTTGTATTCTGCGACTTGTTCTAAGTTCTCAATATCAATCACGTGA